GCGAATATTTCGTCTGGCATTCCTACCGTCAGCGCCGCTAACATTAGCCAAGCCCATGCGCTGCTTGCCACTGATATTTCGGCTGGCGCTCCGACGATTCAAGATGTCACTTTAGTCGCAATCAATGAACTTGAAGCAGATGACATTGTAACCGGCGCTCCGACTGTTGCAGATGTCACTGCATCTATTTCATACGGCTTTGTAGCTGATGACATTGTTTCTGGCGCACCAATTGTTGGCCAACCGGCAATTGGTCAGAATTACAACTTTACGTCTGTCGGGATTACGGCTGGCGTTCCGATTGTCGGCCCAGCGCGGTTTAAGTGGCAAGTCGAGCCGGTAGGGCCAGAAACGTGGACGGAGCAAGCGATCGGCGCGGAGACATGGACTGAGCAGGGGTCAACAGATCCGACTTGGACAGAGCAGGAGGCGGCGTAATGGATGCTGACATGCTTTGGACGGCGGCTCTTACTGCCGGATTGGGACTGATCGGCTGGGTGCTGAAAAGCGCTGTGGACGAGATGCAGCGCCTCAATATTCTGCTGAACAAGACCCGCGAAGAAATGGCGCGCGATTACGTCACCAAAGCAGACAGCAGCACCGTCATGGCGCAGATCGTGGCGCGCTTTGATCGCATCGAAGAAAAAATAGACCGCCTAATGGAAAGATGAGCCATGATAGACCCCGCCACAGCAATCATGGCAGCGTCCACGGCGTTCAACGCAATACGCAAGGGCTGCCAGATCGGGCGGGATCTGGAGGGCATGGCAGGCGATCTGGGGCGTTGGTCTAAGGCGATCAGCGACTTCGACTTTGCAGCGAAGCGCGTAGAAAACCCTAAGTGGTATCAGAATTTTGGCAGCGTCGAGCAGCAGGCGATGGATCTGTTTGTCCAGAAGAAGCAGCGCGAAAACATGCGCGACGAGCTGCGTAAGATGATTTCCGAAACGCTTGGCCCATCTGCATGGCAAGAGCTGATCCGCATGGAAAACGAGATCCGGCAGAAGCAGAAGGACGCGATGTATAAGCGCATCGAGCGCAAGGAAACGATCATTGCGTGGGCGGCTGGCTTATTCTTGTTCCTGCTCTGCGTGGGCGCGCTGTTTGGATTTGTCTGGGTCGCGGTGCGGCGGTGATGGCGGACGGCGTGTCAGGCATAGGCAGCGCACCGTTTAACGTAGACAGCGACATACACCAGCAAACGCAGACGCGTGAGCGCATAGAAGCGCATCTGGTGGAGCAAAGGGTGGCCAAAGAGCATAGAACCAACCACACGCATCTGGAGGCGCTTAGGGAGCAGAATTTGGATCTGGGCAAGGGTTATGATAGGTTTGGGGGCAAGACTACAGCGGATCGGCCTGCGGGTACGAAAATCAACATAGAGGTTTGAATATGACACCAGAGAAACTAGACGCTTGGCGCATTGTTCCGCGCCTGCTCATCCTGAGTTACATGGTCGTGTTTTATCAGACGTGTAGTTGGTTCATGGCGCTTGATTTGCCAAACAACGCGCAGGCAGGCTTTGTCAGCGTGATCGTGGGCGCCGGAGCCGCGTGGTTTGGGCTATATGTGAACGGGGGCAAGAAATGATTGGCCAGATTATAGGTGCAGTTGGCGGGCTGGCGACAAGCTATCTCGACGGCAAGACGGCTATTCAGAAAGCGAATGCTGAGATTAAGCTCAAGCAGGCGACAGGCGAGATGGATTGGGAGCAGTCAGCCATCGAGGCCAGCAAAGACAGTTGGAAGGATGAGCTGTGGACAATTGTTTTCGTGGCCATATTGTGCGCAAATTTTATACCGAGCTGGCAGGACGCGATGCGCGTTGGCTTTGACAATTTATCTAACTGTCCGATGTGGGTGCAATGGGGCATGTACGCTTCCATCGCCGCCAGCTTCGGAATCCGCACAATGAAAGGCTTGAAGAAATGACGTTTAAACTATCAGCACGCAGCCGAGATAAGCTGTCAGGCGTAGACGAGCGCATGGCGGCTGTCGTCCACAGCGCAATCCACAGAACCAAGATCGACTTCGGCGTCATCTGCGGGCTTCGCACCATCGAGGAGCAGCGCGAGCTTGTGAAAAGCGGCGCGTCGCAGACGATGAAGTCGAAGCACATAGACGGGCTGGCCGTCGATCTGCTCGCTTACTGCGGCCCGCGTGGATCGTGGGAGCTTAATCTGTATGACGACATCGCAGACGCGATGGCAGAGGCTGCGCGTGAGGTGGATGTGCCAATCAGGTGGGGTGCCGCATGGACTGTGCCGAATATAGCGCAGTGGGATGGCACGATGGAAAGCGCGATGAACGATTACATCGACACGCGTCGCGGCCAGAACCGGAGGCCCTTCATTGATGCCCCGCATTTCGAGCTGATGGTATGACGCCGCGCAGGCGTGGACGGCTGGCGCGTAAAGTAGTATAGTCGTGTAAGCATTGAGGATTTTGATATGACGATCAGCATAACCAAACCCACCGTTGGCGGCAGCGAGAACACGTGGGGGGCAACGGTCAACACGGCGCTTGATGACGTTGTTGACGTTCTAAACGGTGACACCGCAAGCACCCCAGACTTGACCGCTGGATCATGGAAGGTCGGCGGCACGGCTGTTACGGCTGATGCGGCGGAGATTAATAAGCTAGACGGGCTGACCGCGACAACGGAAGAGCTAAACAAGTTGGACGGTGTGACGGCGACAGCGACAGAGCTAAACTACACTGACGGTGTGACCAGCAACATTCAAACGCAGTTAAACGCCAAGGCTTCTACGTCAACGAGCATCTCCGCGGGCGGCGGCTTAACGGGTGGCGGGTCTCTAGCCTCCAGCCGTACCATCAGCCACTCGGACACATCAAGCCAAGGCAGCGTAAACAACAGCGGCACGACGGTTATCCAAGACATTTCTGTTGATACTTACGGGCATGTCACCAGCATTGGCTCTGTGGCGTTAAGCATTCCACCATTCCAAAGCACAAGCTTTGGCGCGGTTGGCACATATGCTTATTTACTTCGTAAGTATAACAGCGGCAGCGGAAACTCAGACTTGGCGGTTGGCTCAACCATATCCGGCTCGGGGGTAGGCTATTGGACATCTTACGGGTCTACATCAACAACTCAAGCCAGCACCGTTAGCGGAACGTGGCGAAATATGGGTATGGTTGTGTCTAGGGCTGTTACGCAGGCCGATTTTTCCATAAATCTATTCGTGAGAATTTCATAATGACAAGCAAAACTATTTCAGAGTTTCGAAACGCGCAGTCTTTAAATGTTGAAAACACAATGTTTGATCTGGAATTGCTTCACCCAGATCATGGCTGGATACCTTACACGCTAAACCCAGATGACGCGGATATGACTATCAACAACGACGATCTGCGTGCTTTGATCGGATCAGAATATGCTGAGTATGTAGCGCCCACCCAATCTGAGTTAGACAATATCGCGGCCCACGATGCGAGAGTGGAGCGTGATTTGATCTTGGCTAATGATGTTGATCCACTTGTGTCTAACCCCTTGCGCTGGGCAGATTTGAGTGAGGATAAAAGGCTAGAATGGTCGAAATACAGATCAGACCTTTTAAATGTACCGCAGCAATCTGGATTCCCAAGCGCCATTAATTGGCCAAATAAGCCAGCGTGAAAATATGACCCTCGTACCCCTCGACATCCCCGCAGGATTTTACCGAAACGGAACTGATTTAGAGCAGTCTGGTCGGTGGCGCGATGGCAGCTTGGTCAGGTGGCGCGATAACAGCTTACGTCCAATCGGCGGCTGGCAGGAGCGCAAGGCATCGTTCTGCACAAACCCTGTGCGCGGGATGCACACATGGGAGTCAAACACCGGCACGGCTTATTTAGCTGGCGGTTCATATAGCGAACTAAAAGCCATGACGGGCAACGGTACGACATATGACATCGCCCCGACCGATTTGGCGACGGGCCGTGAGGACGCCGAGGTCGAGACGGGTTACGGTTACGGGTTCTATGGCGACGGCTTCTACGGCCAGCCGATACAGCAAAACGAAAACGCGATCCCAGAGGAAGCCACCACTTGGTCAATCGACAATTTTGGCGAATACCTCGTGGCCTGCTCGAAAGACGACGGACGCCTGCTTGAGTGGCAGCTAGACCCAGCCGCGAAGGCGGCTGTAATTGCAAACGCCCCGACGAGCAATCTGGGCTTGCTGGTCACAGAAGAACGCTTTATCTTCGCGCTGGGCGCGGGCGGCAACCCGCGTACAGTGTCATGGTGTGATCAAGAAAATAACACGCTATGGACACCCGCGTCCACGAACCAAGCTGGCTCGCAGATCCTGCAGACGTCTGGCCAGATTATGCAGGCGATCCGCACCAAGGGGCAAACTCTGGTCATAACAGATACGGACTGCCACGCCGCGGTATACGCAGGCCCGCCATTTATTTACTCGTTTAGCAGAGTCGGTACTTCCTGCGGGGCCATATCGCGCAAGTCTGCTGTAGATACGGATCTGGGCGTGTTCTACATGGGCCAGCGCGGGTTCTTCTATTTTGACGGCAACAGCGTGCGCGAGCTTCCATGTGACGTGCATGACTACGTTTTCGGAGACTTTAACCAAGCGCAGCAGTCTAAGGTGTGGGGCTTTGCCAACGGCCAATTCGGGGAGGTGTGGTGGTTCTACTGCTCGGAGAACAGCACCGAGATCGACAGATATGTGGCTTACGACTACACCGAGCGCCACTGGCTGATTGGCAACTTGGCGCGCACGTCAGGAACAGAGCGTGGCGTTTTCCGCTACCCGTTCATGGCGGGCCACAATGCCGACAGTGACATCTATGACCACGAAGTGGGGCTGAACGTAGACAGCGGCGCGGTCTTCGCGGAAAGCGGGCCGTTTTCTATTGGCAGTGGCGACCAGACTGCGCATGTGACCAAGCTTATCCCAGACGAGGAAACGCAAGGCGACGTGAACGTGACATTTAAGACACGTTTCTACCCCAACGGCGATGAAAGCAGTCACGGGCCGTACACCCCCAACAACCCGACATCTGTGCGCTTCGCTGGCCGTCAAATGCGTATGCGCGTTGAGGGCGCAAAGCTGGCACCGTGGCGTGTCGGCAATATGCGCGTTGACGTCAAACCGGCGGGGCGTAGATAATGTCGTCGCCGATACTCCCAGCGATAGGCGAGGATCTGCGCCAATGGGGGCGTGGCCTAACGCGTTATCTGACGCAAAACTTGTACAAGCTGGGCTTCAAGACGCCTGACAGCAGCCCCGCCGAAAACGGCGTCATCTTGTGGGATAACGTAAACGGCTACCCTGTCGTGTCTAAGAATGGCGAGTTCCGGCAGATCGTGCTGGAGGATGGACACGCTGACTTTATAAAAACGGCTGATGTCGTGCCAGCGGCAGCCAACACGGCATACAAGCTGACATATGACGCGCCGGTCGGAAACGACGGCATCACGCAAGGCACGCCAGCGTCGCGCATCGTGTTTGAGGAGGCGGGCGAATACGTCATATCGTTTTCGGCGCAAATATCATCAACGTCAGCCAGCACGGTTCACTTCTACTTCTGGCCGAGCGTCAACGGAACAGACGTGGCTAACAGCGCGATGACAATCGCGCTACACCAGAACAACGCTACACTGGTCACGTCACGCACGCAGATATTCACCGTTGCGGCGAATGATTACTTGGAAGTGAATTACATGATCGACAACACAGACGGCTTCCTAAATTACACAGCAGCGTCATCGCCTGTGCCAGCGATCCCCGCCTCCACCTTGGCTATTACGAGGCTTCACGGATGATTGATAATGTTGTACAATTTGGCCAAGCGCAGCGGGTGACGGTTCTGCCGATACCTGAACGCGAAATAGACGACTACATCGACAGAGGCATGGAGCTGCTGGCTCCGGCGATTAGACGGGTTGAACATAACGTTGATCTGGACGATGTAAGAGAAGATATACTGACCGGCACATCAATATTGTGGCTGGTTTACCTTGAGGACAAGTTGACCGCAGCGATTACCACATGCGTTGTGAAACACCCTCAACGTAAGAACCTCAAGATAGAATTTATGGGCGGCAAGCACATGCATGTATGGATGAATAAGGCGGTAGATGTTTTGGCGGGGTTGGCCAAGGACGCCAAGCTTGACGCCGTGGAGGCAGATGGCCGTAAGGGTTTTGAAAGATATGTGGACGGCTCTGCGTTTCGTCCAGTTTACACACACTATGAGATGGAGTTGCACTGATGGGCAGCACGAAGACGACCAAACAAGAAAGCACAATGGACCCATTCCAGCAGGAAATGCTGGAGGATCTATACGGGCGCACGACGGAAATAGCTGACACGCCATTCGCTGGATATACCGACCCGCTTGTCGCTGGCATGGACCCGATGATGCGGCAGGCATATGAGAGTTACGGCGCTTTGACATTGCCAAGCGAATACGGGGCCGCGTCTGACATTTACGCGGGAATGGCCGCCGAGACGCCAGAGCAGCGCATGGCGCGTGTGCGTGGCTATCAGGATATGTACACCGAGGGCGTCATCGACCCGATGCTGGCGCAGGCCGAGCGCAAGCGTGCGCAGGAGCGTGTTGGCGAAGCCGCAGGCGTCACCAAGGCGGGTGCATTTGGCAACGTGCGGCGCGGCGTCTTTGAAGGCGAGCGCGAGGCGGCTTATGAGACGTCACGCGACGCCATGGTCGCCGGTTTAATGCAGCAGGGGCTCAGCTTCGGCGAGGCGCAGGTTGCAGCGGAAAACCAAGCACGCATGGCAGGCGCACAGGGCATGATAGGTGCCGCTGGGGCGGGCCGTCAGGCAGAGCTGGGCGCGTTGGGCGCGCAGATGTCAGCCGGTGACATTGCACGCCAGATCGAGCAGGCGGGCCTTGGCTCTGCTTACGAGCAGTTTATCCGCGAG